CGCGTTCACCACCTCATGAAACGCCGGCCCTGCCCCAATGACAGCAAGCGCTTCGTGCGTCCAGGTCGTCGGGTCGATGCGCACCCACTGATCGCCCAGCACACCGAACACGTCACCGTGCAAAGGGCTTTGCCAGATCCACCGATAGGGGGTCGTCGTCACCTTCCGCACGCCGGCCCTGAGTCTTGCGCGGCCTGTTTCCGTGATCTCGAAGTTCACCGCATCGCGCACGTAGAGGCGCGGCGCATCGCCGCCCACCTGCAGCGCATCGTCGTCAGAAACGGTGTTCATGCCGCCCAGCGGCAGCAAATTGGTATCCATCAGAAGGCTCCTTTGCGGAACTGATCCGCGTTGCCATCGGGCCGGATGTACTGCGCGCCGGGCCAGATGTTCGGCACCCCAGACGATGCGGGCGGCACGATTGAAAGCGGTAGTAGCGCACGGGCCGGCGGGCGGGTGCCACCCCCACCGCCTCCAGCCCCTCTGCGTACCGTCATGCGCTCCCGGAACGAAATCGGGCTGTACTCACTGGAGAAGGCATCAAAGCCCGGGACCGTCAGCTCTCGCACACGTAGGGAAACCCATGTCGCACCAAAGGCCTCGGCATTGAACCCGGCCGGGATGGTCGGCATCGGCCTGCCCACATGCAGCCGCTTCCACTGGTAGGGGGCATCCTCGCCAGACGCGCCCATGCGGGTGGCCTCAAATCCGCCCACGCCATCAATGGTGCGAATGAAATTCGACACCCACGGGCCGGTGGCCATGGACATGGAGGAAATCCCGGCTGGCTGGATGGTCTGCGGCCCCAGGTACGGCGCACGCAGCACTGCATGCGAACCCATCTCGGCGGAGTCATGACTGCCGTACTGCACCACCTCCTGCGAGCCATCACCGACGCGCACCCAGCCCATCCGGAACGGCCTGAAGCCATCCGGTGCAATCGCCTGCGTCCGATAGGTAACATCAGCACTTCCGAATCGGTCTTCGTCATCGAAGTTCGGCCACTTCGGCAAGATGAAGCGCACGCGATGACCAACGCCCGGCCTCCCAAATCGGGCGCCCGGCGGGTATCTCAGCAACGGGTTTGCCGGGTCCGTCTCTTCTCCAACGTAGTGCAGATTGGTGGCGCCATGGTTTTCCTTGGCCTGCTGCGGAGCCTCGACCACCGCCCAGATGGTGTGTGGGCTCAGGACAGGCCGCCCTACCGACACCGTTGCATCAATACCCTCCAACTCGAGGCGTCGATGGCGCATGGAGACGGAATGCACGCCAATCTCCGTTGCGTTGAATCCCTGCGCAATAGCGGATGGCGTGCGAAGCGTGCAGGTGCCGAACTGCTGCGCAAGGTAGACGCCCTCGGGAAGGATGCGCTGCTCGTTGATTGTTGGCTGGCCTACCGCCAGAAACGGCGGTGCAATGCCATCCGGCGCGACCTTGCGCGGAGGGTCGGGCAGTCCGCCTACGCGGGTGAGCCGCAGCTTGTCCGAGACCCGCAAGTAGTTGGTTCCTGATACCTCGATCTGCTGCCGGGTGTCCGAGATGCGCGGCTTTGGGATGATGGCCATGTCGCCGCCTGCAGCCTCGACGCGTCGAAACTGAAGCCGAACCCCAGCATCACCGAACAGCTCCGCGCACGCACCGAATACCTCAATCTCGGGCGTCACCTTGCGCAGCGCGGGCGAGCCCATCAAGTCGCGGTGCGCCCATCTTGGCCCGATGATGTTCCAGTGAATCGACAGGTCAGGCATGCCCACCCGATCATGAGCCTGCCCAATGGCCGACACGTACCTGGTGCGCAGCTTCACTTCTGGAAGCGGGATGCTTGGCGGAGCAATCCCATACCGAGACTCAAAACTCAGCGTGCGCACCGCAAAGGCCACAAAGGGGGCGCCAGAATCTGCCGGCGCAATACCTCCGATTCGGTCAAAGTAGCGCCGGGTGTTCTCGATGGAAGAACTTCCGTGCAGCGACAGATCCTCACCAACGGCACCCAAGACGCGGGCGGCGTTGTGGATCACGCCCCAGGTCGAGATCGGAACAGGCTCAATGCCTTCTGCGCCGACTGTCCTGACAAAGTGACTGACCAAGCCGCGGCGCTCAAACTCCGATACCAGGCCATCGGCCGCCGGGACGCCAGATGGAACGATCAGGCGGGCGTTGTTCGCCACCTCTGGGCGCCCGAATCGCTCCATCGTGGCCCCAACCGCACCAACCAGCCTGTTCCGGTTCTCAATCGCCGTCCATTGCGACCACCCCGGCGGGTTCAGGCCGTCGTTCGGGTCATAGACTTGGGAGATGTACTGCCGCAGGTTGTAGGCCTCGGCACGCCCATAGCGGTAGTGCTCCTGCCCTGTCGAATGAAACCCCGGCGGCGACACCCGGGTGAGCCAATTGAATGCGCGGGCAGAGCCCCACTGCTCGCGAAAGCCCTGGGCATAGATTGTCTGCGACTCAGGGATGATGCGCTCACCAAACCGCGACGCATCAAATCCGGCCGGCTGGATGAATTGCGACCCTCCGACCGCCGGCCTGCCCACAAAGTCAGATCCAAGGCCTTCGGGTTCGATTGCTCGGGGGCTCAGGCTGGCCCAGGCTACCCCTGCCTCAGGCGCAGGCACGCCGCCAGGAGACACGAGACGCACGCCATGGGTCGCAGTCGCAACACCAAACAAAGACGCCAGCAGGCCACCTGGCTTGATGTCCCTGCCGAAATACCCAACTGTATGAGCCTGGCCGACCAGCGACGGCGCCGGTATTCCACCGGCCAGGATGTAGCGATTGCGATTGATTGCCGTTGGCTGCCCAACGGCCGGCGGCGCGATGCCTGCAGTCAGGATGTACCGCGTGCCTTCCGCCACCCACGGCGCACCGAAGGCCTGCGCGCTGAATCCGGATCCGTGGACAAAGGTCTGCCAGTTCCAGACAGCCGCAGCGCCGCCGGACGGTGGCGCGGCAATGCCAGGCGGAGATACCGGCGTATCCCAGTTCCAGACAACCCCCGGCCCAAACGCTGCGCTGTTGAACCCCAGCGTCACCACCACCTGCTCTGCGCCGCTAGGTGGGGCAAACTCAAGAGCAACAACCCCGCCGTTTGGCGGGGTGTAGGGCGGCCCGAAGTTCAGCGCAACGACGTTACCGGATGGAGGGGTGTAAGGCATGGTCGCGCATTAGGTCAGGGGCGACACATTAGCGGCAATCACGTCATTGCGCCCCGCGTAGCGCCCCACCACGTCGTACTTGAGCGCTGGGTCAAGCCCTGTCACCAGCCACGTTCCATCGGACGCAGACTGCACCTGCGCCACCAGCACGCCGTCGCCAGGGTGGCCGCCGGCCGTTCTCAACAGCACGCGGACGGTTGCGGAAACCGGCACGTTCTCGACCGTGGTCAAACCGCCCGGGTCATTCCCGGCCAGGTATCCCGCACCGGGCCTGATCCGGTGACGCATTGGCGCAACCGCGACCGGCGAGATTCCCGGGCTGATCGCGTGGCTTCCTTCTGGGCCCAGAACGTAGGTGGTCACAGATCATCCCAAAGCAGGGCAATGCCGGGCGGGTTTGCGTTGGTGATGGGGTCGGCGATCAACCCCGTCCCGCCGCCAAGAGCGATGTAGTTGCGCGTCACGCCATCCACCGACAAGGCAAACTGATCTCCCGTGGTCACGTTCGGCGCCCAGTAGAGGGCTAGTGCCGGATCTGGCTGAATACTCGGCGTGAGTCGATACGTGCGCTGCATCTGCACGGCCCCACTCGATGTGGCCGCATCGGAACCGCCGGCCCAGTAGCTCAGATCCTGATGCCAGGCCGCCATCACCGAATGCAGATAGCCCTTCTGGATGCGCATGGCGGCCGGCGCAACTACCGACCCCGAGTTGTACGCCGCCGGGTTGCGCGCGATGGCCAGCCCCGCAGGCGTCCGCGCAACGTCCAGGAACGCCATGCAAAACCCGTTGTACGTGCTCTCGTAGGCGCCGACGCCAAGGCAGAGCGCAAAGCGGCCCTCGCTATGCATGGCGTAACTCTGCGTGTCCACCGTCGCAAACGTGGCGGCATTTCCGCCGGAGCTGTTGTAGAAGTTGAACTCCCCGGTGTTCGGGCCTGTCAGGTTTCCCGCTCCATCGGTAGCGGTTCCAATGCTGATAGCCACATTTCCCCAAGGGCTACCGGTGCCGAAATAGCCGGCATACGGCCGCAGCTTGATGATGACGGGACTGCTACCCGCCAGTGAGTCATCGAAGCGATAGATCAGCGGCGCAAGGTATGAGCCGGCCGAGAGCACGGCTGAGATCCCTGAAATGCTCAACTGCCCGGTGTCAGCCGTCTGCACCAACCCGGCCGAAATCAGATTGTTGTGCAGCGCCTGAATCCACGCCTTCAGGTTTGCTGCCGTGTCGTTCTTGGCGTTCAGCGCGCCCCACGTCACCTTGTTCAAAGCAGATCACCCATGGGGGTTTCGCCGGGCCATTGGCCCTTGACGGCATGCCACTGGCGGTAATCGTCCAGCACCTTTTCTGCTGCGCCAGCATCGCGCGCTGCAATGGCCAGCCACTCGCCCAGCGGGGCACCCGGCGCAGGGCCGCCACGCTCGGATGCAAACAGCTGGAATGCCGGCAGAGAAATCAGCCGGCTCCAGTTGATCCGATCCGACGACGGCAGGATGTCCGCCGACTGGATTCCAATGGCGCCAATCACCAGGGTTGCGGGCATGGCTTACACCTTGAAAATCTTGTTCGTCCCGTTGTCCCAGGTAACGATGATGTCGCCGCCATTGGGCGTGATCGGCAGGCCGGTGGCCGTGTCGATGTAGGCAATCACCGGGCTGGTGGCCTCGGAGCCCGTGTCCTTGTAGATCACAACGGCCTCGATGGTGGCGCCGGAAACGCTGGTGAACGTGCAGTCCGCAGCATCCGCAGCGCCGCCCGTGGTGGATTTGCTGGTGAGCGTCACCGGGCCAGCAATCCGGGCCGACAGCGGAATGTCCGCCAGATACTGGTGGATGGCCGTCTGCGGCGTGTAGGCACCGGTATCAACCAGATAGACCTTGATGGTATCGGTCAGCCAGTTAAGCTGGCCTTCCAGGAAGCGCTGGCGCGCGTAGTCGTAGAGGGTATTGGCCATCTTTCAAATCTCCTTGGTGGTGCGCATCACGGCATGAAGCTCTGCGTGACGTGGGGGAAGTCCTCGCGCGTGAGCCGGCGCAGGTCGGCATCCGGCAGCGGGCCGAAGTAGGCTGTGAAGGCCGCCTCAGCAGTGGCTGCGCGCGCCGGGTCGATAAACTCGGAATCGGGGATGCTGAAAGCCCGGAAGAGCACCCACTGAACAAGGTGCTCATGATGGTGACGGGCGATCTCAGGGCTGTCCGTGGTCTTTGACATGGGGCGCTTGGGTGCCCGGTATCCCTCAAATATCAGCAGCCCGCCCACCGCCGGGCGGGGCACAAGCCGAATGGAGGTGTCGTTCAGGATTGCGTACTTGGGCACCCCGGACTTGTCGCGCCAGTCCTGCACGCAGTCGTCAAGCCACTCTTGCGAGTGGAACTCAATCGGCGGGCCCCGGCGCGCTGCGCCATCTTCGCGAAAGCAGCAGTTGTCGATCTCGACCAGGCTTGGGTGAAAGTCGTATTGCGCCCGACCTGCACTCACCGTCAAGTCGCACACCTCGGCGTCGTCCGCCGCATGAATCATTCGGCCACGAATGCAGGCCTGGTTTTCAGCCTCGTTCAGAAAGTCCCGCGCCTCGTCATTGCTGACGAAAAACGGCTCCGCCCTGTCATTGGCCAGGGTCCGGTAGCGGGAAATCAGCTCAGCCAGGGTCATGCTTACACCGCGCCGAACTGGTCAATCAGCTGCAGGGCCTGAGTGCGCATGGCCTCCACCGACAGCCGGCCGTCGAGTTTCTGGCGGTAATTGCGCGACACGAACTCCTTGAGCGCGTCCTTCTCCATGAACATCACAGATTGGCGAAGGTCTTGAAGCTGGTTTTCCTTGTCGAGCTCTTCGGCCTGCTTCTGCTTGGCCGCCTCCAGAATCTCGGCGGTATCGTCGCGCGGGACTTCAGCCACCTCGGCGATCTGAGCAACCTTCTCCGGCGCAACCTCGGTCTTGGCCTCGCGGAACAGATCGACGTGGCGCAGGAACTGGGTTG